TGGAAGAAGACCTATGGAGTGGGTTTGACCCCGTTAGATTCACGTTACGAGTCAGTTTGCTATGAAGTTGGCTTTCACATCACTGCTTGATCCTGTTATTACACCCATTCCTCATGGCCGAGGCAATCAGTTCAGGAGCGAGTACAACCTTGACGCGTGCCTCATCCAACAGGAGTGGTGGCAGTGGAAGAAGACCTATGGAGTTGCGGACACCACAAGCATCAAGGAGCTTGATGCGGCCCTGGCCTGGCAAAACAACCCAGGTGCGCAGGCAGGGGGAGAGAAAGGCGCTCGCAGTAAGGAGGACTACGAGGCGCTCCTATTGTTCGGGGTGCATGAGATCGCATCCTTTCCTACCATTCGAGCCGGACTGCTTACCAAGAAGTGGGAGGCGGTCAACGGGCCCCCCTCTTGGTGGGGCCTGCTCAAGCGAACTGGTCAGGACCGAATCATTCAGCTCACAGCCGCACGCCTCGCAAGGGGTGAGCAGCCAGGGGCTGCTTGGTCCGGCACCTGGGGCAGTCTCGGTCCGTTCCATACCAAAGAACAGGCGAACCGAGCCGCTGAGTACAGGGCGAATTGGGGTGGCTCAGAGCTGCCCACGGATGGTGGAGATCGGACGGAGGAGCTCTTTTGGAGGTGGGGTCGACAGTGGACGGAGAATTTCTGGCAAGTCCAGTTGTTCAACCCCGACGCTGTGGCAGACCCAACGTATTGGAGCGGGCTTTCCGTGGAAGAGGGAGGTCGAGGGGCAGGAGCACCCCGACCAGCAGATGGGGATGGAGCCACCCCCGGTCGCAAGGCCAGGAGGGGTGGCAGGGAGTCGCGCCGGAGACACAACGCAAAACGTCTCGCGCGACAGCTCCTCAGAATCCAGGAGCAGGGTTCCCTTGTCCACGATTGGGACAGTGAATGGGCACGAGAGATCATCGAAAAACAGCCTGATCTGCTCGAGCGGGCAAAAGAGTGGCTCCCTCCCGGGTGGGTCCCAACGTAAGGCAGGTGCCTACGCGGGACCGTCCAGGGGGGGGGGCGAGGCACCAGAGGCTGACAGACCCATTAAGGTCTTGGCGTTGGAGGATTATACGCCACACCGTAGGGAGCGCATGATGGGGAATAAGAATATCATTGGCGGCCATAGGCGCAGACTCATTCGCAAGTCTGTGCCCGCGGTCGACAGTGAACTTCTGGGGCATCTTCTTCGGAAGTTCGCCTTTATCCCCCGGACCGCAGAACTTATGGTGATCATGAGCCGGACGGCACAAGCTTACTTCAAGGGGTTCGATTGCTCGGATCTCACGGAGTTGGAGTTGTACAGGGTGACCGTCATGACCATAACAGCGGCCATGGATGTGCCTGAAGAGGAAGAGGAATGCCGCCAGCATCTCAAGAGTAAGGACCTTGGAGAGGCGCGAACTGCCCATGCGAAGATGATGAAGGGGAACCTAGGAACTGTCAAGAATATCTTTGGCATTTCCAGGAAGGCTGAGCTGCCCGGGAAGGCGGCCGGCTAGGACGGGCTGCGGATCACAGCTCACTGCCAGCGCGAGGTCACATTACAGGACATCAGACTGAGCGGGTGTGTGAGCAGAGCAGGGCCGCAGCCCTGCGCCACCAAAAGAGCAACTAGTAGACTTGTCTCTGAGGTGGCCGGATGGGAGGGTTGCATTGTCACACATTCGGACTGCGTGTGCAATGAGATGAGGGCCTTGCATCACAGGCACCAGAAGGCCGCTCCCCCGCCCAGTGCGGAGGGCGTTCGTCGACTCGGGAAAAAGATTGCCGAGCTGTTCATCGATGGGGTGGAGGAGCGCATTATCCCTAAGCCAAGGGAGCGTGTTCTCGACCACTACACCGGGAGACAGCTCGCCGAGTTCACGCGCGCCCTCCGTTCATTGCGGGAGCGGCCTGTTGTTGCCAGGGATGCGGAGGTCAAGATGTTTTTGAAGGATGACAAGTATGCACCGGAGTACGCTCAGATAAAAGCTCCGAGGTGCATCCAGTACAGGGACAAGAGGTACTGTCTTGAGTTGGCCAGGTATCTTCAGATAATTGAGGGGAAGGTGTATGGAGCGTGTGACGCCTTCGGGCACCGTCTTATCGCCAAAGGTCGGAACCACTTTCAACGTGGGTCGGACATATTGGCGAAGGCGGGTGAGTTCGCAGACCCCTACTACCTTCTTCTGGACGCCAGCAACTTTGATGCGCATGTCTCCGGGGAGCTCTTGAAACTGGAACACAAGGTTTACAAGAGCTTGACCAAGAGATCTGCTCGCCAGAGGCTGCGTTGGCTGCTGAAGCTGCAACTAATCAACAAGGGCCGAACCAAGAATGGAACAACCTACACAACACCCGGCACGAGGATGTCGGGTGACATGAACACTGGACTCGGAAATTCAATACTCATGGCCGGC